TTATTCCTACATTATACTTATCAGCCCAATCCTCGTAACTCATTCGTTTTTTAGGTTCTATGGTAGATTGTACCTCTATTCCAAATTCATTCTTCATATTAATATTTTGTTTTATATTTATAATATCATTATTTCAGGTAGCTTTTTAGCTACATATAAAATAGTTATTGCATCTAAATCTTTTGAAATATCTAATTGCTCGCATATCTCTTCCCAATATTTGTCCTTATCAAAATCATATCTATGTAGGTTTATGTATGCGCCGTCAGGGACAACTTCCCAATTTCGCGTCTTTAACTTTTCAATTTGTTCTTCTTTTAAAAGGTTCATAACTTTTATTTTTGGTTTACTAATTTATATATCCTTACTATTGGCTTCTTATCCCAATAGTGTTTAATGTGTTTTTGCTTACCACAATCGCATATAAAATGCTCGTGAGCATAAGTATCTTTGCTATTTATGTAAGTCCTAGTTAATGTCCATTGGTGCCTGTGCATCAGTTTTTTCCAATTCATCTTTAGCGTTTTTTAATAATAAATCAAATGTCTTAATAATATAAATTGTTATAGGTGTACTTTGCTTCTGTTCCTTAGTCAGTTCATTGTATCCTAATTTTAATGTTTGATAATTCTTTAACGCAAACTCTGTTAATGCGTATAGTACTTGATTGTCCATGTTATTTCTTTTTTTTATTTTTAATTATATTTTCGTTTTCGTCTACCATTGGCGCCCTATATACCTCGTAGCCTATCCAAAATATAGACATAGCGTATATTAATGCTATTACTTTCCAGCTAATCATGTTTATTAATTTAATTGTTTTATCGTCTTAGCGAATGTTATTGTATCGTACTCCTCCATAGCAATCTCGTCGCTATCGTTAAGTATTGGTTCTTGTCCTTCTGCCTCAATTCCACTAGGAAGATAACCACAGCTATCTAATAGCCCTTGTGCATTTATTTTGAATGTGCCGTTATTTTTTAAGGCGTCTAAAACCGAATGGGAATTAAAAAAATCCTTGCACATATCGTAATCAAAATACCAATCTAAAAATGCCTCTCTATCTATTAATAACTTTTTATTTGCCATGTTTTTTGTTTTGTCTGTTTAAATTAATGTTTATGTCATAGTTCAGCCAACTTATTATAACAATCTTTACAGCATAATAATACTGAATTGACGGGATAATAGTAATAAGAAATCTGTTTTTCGTAATGAATACCTTCATGTGTTTTGTTTTTATATTATTTGTAATCTGTTTGTAATAAACTTTTTTGCCTCAGTCCCTTCCTTCTTTTCCACCTCTTCAATTATTGCCTTCTTAAATTTCTTTTTCATTTCGCCAAATGCCTTAGCTTCTCGCTTGGCTTCTGCGACCTCTTGCTTTGTTAATTTTTCTTTCATGTGTTTTGTTTTATATTAAAATAATTGTTAGCGTCTCCTATTAATTGACTAGGCGCAAAGTCCTCAATGCAATCACAAGTATAGAAAGCATCGTCGTCAATGTCGTACCTAGTGTCCCAAATATTTATATATGGTTCGTCCTTCGTTGTCTCCTGAATAAAGTTAAGGTCAAATTCAATGCCTTCCTTGGTTTTAAATCCATGCCAGAAGTCGCCCACATCTCCCTTATTCAGGTCAAATAAAAATATCTGCCCTCTGTAGTTAAGGTATAGCGCCTTCTTATTGTAGTCTATTATAGCGTAGTTCCTTGTCTCGTTCATGTGTTTAATTTAAAAGGTAATCAGTATGCGCCTTGGCGCTTGTCAATGTCTTATGTGCCGAGTCGTCTATGCTCGTTACCCATTCGTCGCCTATCTTAAAAATCCAATAGCCTAGGTAGTAAATTTTTTGCATGGTTATATTGTTTTTAATTGATAACTCTCTTCATTCTCTAGCCATTCGTTACAATCTGCGCACACCCATTCCCTATAAATGTCGTTAAATACCTTGGCGTCCACCATATTACTACAGCAATCGCATAAATACTTTCCTCCGGTTTTAGGCGCCTGAGACTCCTTTGTATAGCTCTTATTATATCCGTAGTCCCAATCACTCCACCCGTAAGACCTTTGCGCCTTATATTCATGAACATAGACCCTAGGCATCTTATTAATGATATCACATACTAGCGCGTAACAATTATAAACATCTTCAAAAACTACAATCTCGTTATCGTCGTGTGGGTTATAATAACCACAGCTAATATTCGCCACAGATACGCCGAGTCCTAATTGTTTTAAGGCGTATACATCTGTTAACATGCCGTCCGTAGGCTTATAGTTATATTTCTTAAGTAGATAGCTTACATCTTTCTTAAATGCTTTACTCTGTAACTGAGTCCCGTATATTGTATTGATAAAATCCCCGTTACCTCGTCTATCACATTGTAGAACGAATCTGCAATCCTTAAACCATTCTAAGTTAGCCTCATAGCTTCCAATACAGCCGACCTCTTCGTCCTTAAAAAAAGCTATCTTAATGTTATCAAAGTCTAGTAATGCTTGTAGACAAATAGCAATACCGACCTTATCGTCTCCACCACAGCCCGTCGGTTGCATAAGTAACTTATTGAAACCTATAGCATAGTTATTGTCAGCTATAATAGTGTAGTCCTCGTCGTCAATAATTTTGTGAACTGAATCTGTGTGCGAAACAATACAAGGATAAGATACAGCGCGTCCCTTGGTTATATATATGTTTCCGTTGTCATAGATAACATCTACGCCCATGTCCTTAACAAAGTCCAGAATATACGCCTCCATGCGCGTCGTCTCGTATGAATAGGATTGAATCCCTAATGTGTTTAATAATAATGTTCTCATGTGTTTAATTTGTTTCGTTTAATAATTCTTTTGTTAATGATAATTCGTATTCCTCCTTAAAGTCATAACATATAGCTACGCCGTCTATAAATATAATTTTATCTCTATGGTAATATTTTTTACTATACTCGCACTCAATAGCATCTTCCTCGTGGCAATATGTCCCGTCCTCTAATTTTATGGTATTCTCGCTTAAAATATAAGCATCTTCAATCTCACAGAATACACAATCGTCTAGTAATTGCCAATCTCCCTCAATATCAGTTACCAATCTCGTGTCGTCCTCTAGGTACCAATCCCCGTTAACTCTTGTACAATCTTCGGTAAGTCTATAGCCGTCGTGTAATGTGTCTACGCAATCGTCGTATCTTACAAAGGTGCATATTCTACGCCCGTTAGGTCTTGTATAGTCTAAATGTATCGCGTCGTCCTCGTCTATGGTCTCGTCGTGGTATTCGCTGTATACTTGCCCGTCGTTATCGTCCTCGTATGTCCCGTCCGTATTGCATAACTTTTTAAAGTCGCTGTCTTCTTCATTCGTTAGTCTATTGTCGTCAGTTAGATACTTCATAGTGTCCAAATAAGGATAATATTTAAAATCTGCCTTCTCTAACTGAACTGAAACAATATCGTAATTTTTATTCTCTAGCGCATTAAACATATCGTATTCCTCATGGTGGCATGACTGACTAGATTTATACCAATACTCGTTATCAATAGCATACTTTTTAAATGCCGGATAAAGAGACTCAGGCGCGTAAATTGTGTCCATCATTTTATTATTGTCAGTATTGACCCATAACAAGGCGCGTCCCAATACCTTACCCGTAATATCTAAGGCGACCAATAGTGAGCATACTTTAGTATTATGCGTATAAATGCTTAGGTATTTTTGGCAACTATCGTATCTCATGCAACTTCCCCAAAGATTTGACTCTGTGCCTAAAATTTTACTATAGTTATCCTCATGGTAATAGGTTTTAATATCGTCTCCCGTTACTACCTTAAACTCAATTTTACGACCCTCGCCGTCCTCGTCTCCCACAACTGAAATATAAGACTTAACTACATTCGTGAACTTCTCAAAGTCTGCATCTGTGAGACTCTTTAGCGCCTCTTCGTTAAGTAGCTTCTTAACTAACTTGCCGACCTTTGCATCTTGGCGCCCGTCTCTCACCCACCTTCCAGAGTCGTTAACTTTGTGCTCTCTGCCGTTAGGTAGGTAACTTGCTAACTCGCCTCTCATAGTAATGTAATTGCCAAATTCTCTGCTGTGATTCTCGTTTCTTAAAAGGATTCTAGCGACCTCGCTAGTATTATATATATTGCCTAACATACTTCTAAACGAATCGCTAAATGTTAGCTTATTAGCCTCTACGCGCTGTCTCTCAATTTCTTGCTCTTGTCTTAATCTGTCTCTTCTCTGTGCGTCTAATTTTTCGCTATAGTATTCTTCCATATATTCAAAAGGTTCAAAAATATACTTCCAATACTCGTTACCTTGTATAGACTTGTCTAAATTCAGTTCCTTTCTTAATTGGGTTATGTAATTGATTTGAATAGTGTTAAAATAATCTTCATGCGAATATCTTGAACAGCCGACAATTACCGACTCTCTTAACTCATAAAACCTGCACATTAATTGAGACTTAATAGGATTCTCAAAAGTATTAATCCATTCAACTAGGGTCATGCCCTCGCCACTAAAAAAGGCGCTTACATTCGTTCCAAATGCAATATCGTTCCAATGGCTTTTTAATTCTCTCATAATACTCATGTCGTTATTGCTAACAGATTCAAAAATAGTATTCCAATACAATCGCGCCTCTTCCTCTCCCATAGTATCAGCCTCAATAGATTTAACCCAATGAAATCCATTAATAATACTAGACGCGCCAATAACTGAATAAGTCTTGTTAAACGCCTTCTCTAACTTATTCTCATAAGAGTCTCTATTAGCATAAAGGTTATTAATTACTCTGTCTGTAATTGTCTTAGCCTCTAATGGGCTGTAATGCTCTAGAGACTTCAGTAAGAATTCTCTTACTCTGTTTTCTTTGATAATGTTTAAATGATTCATGTTTTAAGATGTTTTAAGATTTAAGATTTAAAGGTTATTTGTTTTTAAAGATTTCAATCGTCGCACTAATCAGGCAGTAAATTAATACAGAGAATAATGCAATAATTGGCAATAAGACGATAATGTAATTGATAATCATGATGTTTAAGTATTTAATTTATTTATAATATGTTAGGGTATTACCCTATGACCCCACAAAGATATGCACCTGTGCGCAATTAATGAAGTAAAATGATAACTATTTTTAAAAAAACTTATTAACATAAGGCGAAGCAGTTATTTAGATTATAAGTTTAACCAATAAGAAAGGATAAGATAACTAACTAAAACAATGCGAAGAGCCGAAATAATGCGCCTTAAAATTAATTTAGTCGTTTCCCTTCACCAGATATTCGCGATAGGTTATTGAATCTCTTTTGGCTGTTTAAATTTGATTTGAGAATCACATCTAATTACCTTTCCACCTTACATTGAATCAGGTAACTAACGCGCCTGAATCATTTAGAATTAAAAACAGAAGGTACACCATTAGTATAGACCGAAATTGCACCCCACCCATGCCTTTTGCCACATATATGGGTCTCCCTACGGCATATATATCTCGTATACACCCTGCTGAAAAATCGCTTTTTACACCTACCCATTAAATTGTTAATATTCAGTTAAAAGTACCATTAAACGAGTACGCGTCGTCTCCCTATGGTCGCCTAGCTAGTAATACAATACTGTCACACCCCTCAAACGCAGTCCTGTAGTGAAAGAGTGTAACAAAAAATGTTACAATTTGATACCTATTGTAACAAAAAACGTTACAATTACATCTAAAATACTATGTAATAATATTTGTTATTTGTAATAATTATTATTATATTTGTTACATGAGAATCACAAATTATGCAACCTATGAGCATAACCCATTTAGGGTAGAACACGGATACTTCCCTAAGATTGGGGAGGTAAGTGTTAAGACAGCTGAGGTTACAATGAAGAGAAGGGATATGGAAGACCATATTAGAATATACCCAAATGCCTACGAAGACTTCCGTAATCTTAATTCTATGGCTGTGAAAATAATTGGTTATATCTTTAGTGAACTGCATAGAGATGTCGTTAAGTTAAATGTTCCAGAGCTGATGGTTAGTTTTGGGGTAACAGGTAGACCAACCATATATAGGGGGATAGAGGACCTATTAGATAAAAAGTTCATAGGAAGAAAGGCAGGAACAGATATGTACTTTATAAACCCCGGAAAGATATATGGCAAGAATAGGGCTAAATGGTATGAAGAAACTAGAATATTTGATGCTAACTTTAACGGCATGATGCAAACAATTTCCACCTATAAAACAATTGAAAATAAAATAATTGACCATGAAACTAAATAAAGAAAAGATAGCTGACCTCTACCAACAATATTTGGATGACTATGATACCGAAGGGCTTCTACCTTGTCTTAATATGCAATTTATTGAGACAATATGCTTTATCATAGAAGGCAACCCAGAGACCATAGACATACATCCTAATTACACCTCAAATAGTACATTATGAAAGCCTTAAAATTTGCAGCTGTTATTTTTGTTTATTTCTTTTTCCTTCCTTACATGATAGTTACCTTATTTGGCAACCTTGTAAGAGATGTAGTACTTGAGTCAATAAACTATTTTAAAAACACAAGTATATGATTTGTTACATCTGTAATAGACAGGTATCTGAATCCTTAAAGGTAGATGAGCTGAACTTTGGCTATTGTGAAAAGCATCAGTCTATAGTTCAAATGGGGGTAGTTAAATACATCCTTACTCACAATCTTGACTATCTTCATAATGCAAAACATAATGAGTTTGCCCACAAGAAGAGTTCAGCTGAAATAGAATTTGAAAAGCAAGTATTACCAGAGGACTTAAATGAATTAAATGATTAGCTTTAAATGCAGCGGATGTGGGTGTTGCTGTAAGAGAGTTGGAAAGACTATTGAAAAGTATAATATAGACTTCCCATATGAATATGATAAAAACGGAGTATGTGAAATGCTAATAGATAATAAATGTTCTGTATATGACACAAGACCTTTAATATGCAATGTAGATGAAATGTTTAAATTTTCAAAATTGAGTAAAAAGAAATACTACGCTATAAATCATGAGGCTTGTAATATTATGATGGAAGAAGATGGTATTGATAAAAGTTATAGAGTATGATTAGAAGAAAAGTCCCAAAGAGTAAGACAAAAAGTAAAGCTAAACCATTACCTAAACTTATAAAAGACACTCAACAGGTATTTAACAAATATGTTCGTACAAGAGACCAAGGATTAGTATGCATCAGCTGTGGTAAGGACAACGCCAATCAAGCTGGACACTATTTCCCTGTAAAAGGATTTTCAGCCTTAAGATTCCACGAATGGAATGTTAATCTTCAATGTGCTGGTTGTAATATGTACCTACACGGCAATATGGGGCTATATAGGGTAGGCTTAGTAAATAAGATAGGAGAATCAGCAGTTAAGGAATTGGAGGCAATAGCAATAGCTCAGAGGATTAAGAAATGGGATAGGGGAGAACTTGAGAATATAATTAATAAATATAAATAGTATATTTGTGTATGGCAAAGATTAAAGTTAAAAAAAGAGAAGAAGACAAGGGGGAGTTTCAACCCTCTGTTGAAAAAGAATTATTAATTAAGTCTAAGGCAGCTGAAAAAGCATTAGAAGAAAAAGCTAAACAAGCATTAAGTAACCAATTGAAAGGGAAGTGGCAAAAGTAAAAATGATTAAAAGAGCTGATGGCTCTTATTCAAAAAGAGGTCTTTGGGATAATATCCGTGCCGCAGCGGGTAGTGGTAAAAAACCTACTAAAGAAATGTTAAAACAAGAAAAGAAAATAAAAGCTAAATCTAAGTAGTATGTCAGAAGCATGGCAAAGAAAAGAAGGTAAGAATCCTAAAGGTGGATTAAATGCTAAAGGTAGAGCATCTTATAATAAGGCTCATGGTGGTAATTTAAAAGCTCCTGTTAAGTCAGGTGTTAATCCTCGCAGGGTTTCTTTTGCAGCTAGGTTTGCTGGAATGGCAGGGCCTATGAAAAAGCCAAATGGAGAACCAACAAGAAAAGCATTAGCTTTGAGAAAATGGGGTTTTGCTTCTGTAGCAGCAGCAAAGTCATTTGCAAGTAAACATAAAAAATCATAAAATAAAATAAAATGACAAAAGTAAAAGTAAAACAATCAGTAGCAAAAGCTATGACAAGCGGAACAAAAACAACATTAAAAAAGAAAGAAAGCATTGAGCCAATGGATTCAGGAGTAAGAGTTAGAAAAGGAGCACCTCAATACTATAAAGGGAAAGAAGAACCTGAAGCTAAGAAAAAACCTATTAGCGGTTCATCTGCATTTAAAAAAGTTGATTTAAAAAAATAATATGGCTAAAATTAAAGTAAAAAAGCAATCTGCACAAAGTATGCAAGATGCAAAAGATAGAGCCAAAAGTGCATCAGACAAAAAATACAATGATGCAAACATTAAAGCACTTGATGAATCTGGTAAAAGAATGAATGCTTATTTAAAAAGCAAATCAAAAAAATAATGAAAGGCAAATCTAAGTCAGCTGTTTATTTTCAAAAGAACCCAGATGCTCGTAATAAAAAGAATGCTTACAATACATCTTATCATGCTACACCTGAAAGAAAGAAATATAGGGTTAGATTGAATAAAGCAAATAGAGATGCTGGTACTTATGGAAATGGTGATGGTAAGGATATGTCTCACACAAAATCAGGAAAGCTGGTAAAAGAAAGTCAATCAGCTAACAGAGCAAGGAACGGAAAAGATGGTAGCTCATCTAAAAAATAAAACACACAACACACAATGAAAGCAAGAAGAAAAATGCTCGTAGTTAAAAGCTACAGAGAGCAAAAAGAAACACATGAAGTCCATTTAGAAAATGGAGAAACATTAAGGCTTTACATAGGCCGAAAATACGGAGAAAATAACCGTGAAATTAATCCAGTAGTTTGTGAGGTATTAAGTGTAGGTAAAGATGTAACCAATATAGAGGTTGGTGATATGCTTATTCTTCACCATAATTGTTTAGACAATGAGGCCTTGATTATTGAAAGAGACCATGAACAAATGTGTGATATAGTAGCTGCCTATTGGGATGCTACTGTGTATGCAAAGATTAATAAAGAGACAGGAGAGCTTACTCCTCTTAATGGAAACTGTATAGCCAAAAGAATACCTAAGAAAATTAAAAGCACAATGTTTCAACCTTTTGAAATGACAGAAGATTATGAGTTTGAAATAGTTTCTGCACCCTCAGATTTTCCTGAGGTTAAAAAAGGAGATAGAGTTTTGTGCTATAAGTACTCTGATTATGAAATGGTTTATCATTTTAATAACGAAGAAAAAAGAGCCATAAGATTATCAAAAGAAGATGTGCTTGGCATATTGAGTTAATATGTTAAATTTGGGCATGAGTCGTGCCATTATAATTAATTCTTCAAATGCTAATAGTGTATTAGCTGAAATAAAAAATATAAACAAACTTTATTACGAAGATTTTTGTACCTCTGGTATAGTTATTTTTTTTGATAGATATGATGATATAATTTGTTTTGGTGCAAGCTATGAAGACATACTTGAACTAGCACACGATTTAACTCCACCACACGCAAAAGGTTATTACATTATAAAGGATGTAAAAAAACCATTAAATGAAGATGAGGTGGATAACATTTATGATTCTTTAATGGCAGAAAGGCTTTCTATATTTTTAGTACAAGAACAAGAACCAATCAAGGTAACAATATGTCTGAATTAGAATTATTAAAAGAAGAACTTCAATTATATAAGCAAGATGGTATGTATGCCCTATTCTTTGCCTTAAACAGAAAGATTAATGAGCTTTCAGCTTCATTAAACAGCATTACCCTTGACCTAAATGGAGACGACAAAACTTTTGAGCGTTTTCAGAAGCCGACATCTTCATTGAAAGATATGGTAGATTCGGTTAATTGGTTAAGGGTAAACTATCTTAAAATGGATGAAACAGAAGCTAAGGAAGCAGAAAAGAAAGGGGTACCTCTTATAGAACAACTTATCAATGAAAACAAACCAAGGAAATAGATTTGTTTTACCTGTCAAGGTAACTCTCACTAAGAAAGACTTAGATGCTTATGCAAATGAGCCATTAAAAAGAGCAGTAAAAGTCTACAAAAAACAAATTGCTTCTAGAGAAAGATATATTAAAAAATTACATGATTCTATTAAGAATAAAAAGAATCTTATAATGATTTCTTATGTAATGGATGAGGTTATGTCTCCAATGCCAAGACTTTTAAATAAAAAAAGATTAATGATTCTTGCTGAGTTATATGATAAAGATTATCTAACAGAATCAAAGATGAGAGAGCTTATGGTAAGTATCCAAATGAATCCTAAAAAAACAGGAAGTGATTTTAACTACTTGATAGATAACGAATTAATAAAAAGACATAATAAATTTAGTTATTATATAACAGATAAAGGGAAGCAGTTTGTGGAGTATTTTTCTAAGAATACATCTATTATGTTTTTTAATATGCTTGCAAAAAGAGATTCTTTCAAAATAACAAAAGCAAAAAAGAAGGTAGTTATTAGTGAGGAGTTGAGTGCGCTTCGTTCAAAAAACTACAAAATGATGATGCAACCATTTTGGGATAATTCAATTACAAGGATGCCAAAAGATAGGATTAATAGATGTAAGATGCTATGGGAGTGGATGCAGGCTAATAAAATGGAACAGGATGAGTTTTACCTAAGAATGCTACACAAGTGGAGTTCAAAATAATTTAGTACATTTGTAACAAACACAAGTTTATGTTTTCATCTATAGATAGTCTATTACAAATGCACATGGATAAGCCCTCCAAAAAAAGGAGCAAGGAATATGGCTTAAAAGTGGCACAAGGTATATTTAATTCAGCTGATAGAAATAGTGATGGCTTTTATGGCCGTAGGTATAGAATATGGAAAGCCAATAGAGAATTCTCTATGGGTACTAACTCTATGAAAGAGTTCATGGACTTATTAAGAGTAGAGGGTAATCAAACATATATTAATTTGGATTGGAGCACCATTAAGATTGCTCCTAAGTTTGTTGAGATTCTTTTAGGCTCATTTATGTCTAGAAGAGAGAAGCCTATTGTAAAAGCTTCTGATGATATGAGATTTTCTCTTAAAGAGATGGAAAAACAAGAGGCTGCTTTTAGAATGAAAAACAAAGAGCAGATAATGGCTCTTGAGCAAGAACTTGGACGCCAGATTGAGTCTCAGAAGTTTATGCCTGAAGATGAGGATGATATGGCTTTATACTTTGATTTAGAATACAGATTGCCAGAAGAGATATTATTTGAGACTAAGATTAAGAAAGTTTTAGATGAAAATGATTACGGAGTATTAAAAAGAACTTTAATAAGAGATGTTGTAGATGTAAATTTTGCAGCTACTAAAGTGTATTTTGATTCAAACCACAATATTAAAATTAAAAGGGTTAAGCCTGAGAATTTAATATACAATGTATTTGAGACAGATAATGGCAAAGACTTAGGATACATAGGAGAGGTTAAGCCAATGAAGATTTCGGTAATCAGAAAAAAATACAATCTAGATGAAGAAACGCTATTCAAATTGGCTCAAAAAGCTTCTCGTGAACTTAAAAGGTCTGAAAACCTTTATTGGAGAGATTCATATAAATACACAGAAATTAGGCCCTATGATGACTACGCGGTACTTGTCTTTGACTTTGAAGTAAAGACTACTGATGTAGAATACACGGTAAAGACTGAGAATAAATTTGGTAATGTACTTGCTATACCTAAACAAGGAAGACCAATAGCACCAGAAGGACAAGAGTTGGCTGGTGAGGTTATTGAGTCTAA